ATAAATTTACAAATTTAAGTTGACACAAGCAGAAAATATATAATTATAACATTTTGTTATAGCTTATTTATCAAGTGTCCATTTATTCCTTAATGCCTAAAAAATAATAACTATGGGTTGGAAAGTATATGGAATGGGCCGTAGCTTTGAAGGCGAAGATATGGACCGCGAATTAGAAAAAGCGTATAAAGAAGGTTATCGTGACGCTATGGAAGAAATGGATGGTCGTTATGGTGAACGTGGAATGCGTAGAAGAATGGACGATGATGGGCGCATTTGGGACGATGATGATGAATACGGAGAAAGACGTGGAGTCAAAGGTACTGGTCCCTACGCTAGACGTAGACGCTAATTCAATTGATTTAAGCCCGTAGTGGTTTACTACGGGCTGTTTTTCTTTAAAAACAAGAGCTATGGAAAGAACAAGATTAGATGTATATGAGAAACTTCCTTCTGGGATGGAAAAATATCTTGCAGAACACGGATGGAACTTCTCAAAGAAATTATGTGAATATGCCGTTTCAAAGATGAAAGATAGAAACGGAAACAAGTTACACCCGTATGACAAGGATCAAGTAGAAGCATTGATGAAACAATTCAATGTTGAATTGAAAAATGATGTAGAATACAACAAGGTTTATGTGTTGAATATGGTACGTGCCGATTATATGGGTTCGTCTATAGTCAACGAACAATACGCTTGTATGTTTGTGAAAGATTATCTTGATGATGTTGACGGAAGCCCTACACGTGCTCTAGATGAGTATTATGCTAAATGTATAGCTTGTGGAACTCCGTTTTCCTGGGAAGATTATATTTAATTGTTATGGTACGACAAAGACTATACATCGAAGAATATGATTGGACAGTTGATGTGTTCTATTCTGTAGACAAACACTCTTACTTAAGAGCAATATACAGGTTAGAATATATTGGCTGTCCTTTTCATTTATTGAACAGAATAACGGATAAGATAAAGACTGAGAAGTATAATTATGGTGTTACATATTCAAATGATAAGTGCACTGTAATGATTATCAGTCATAGTACATCTGATGAAGAATTTATGAATACACTGGAGCATGAAAAACAACACATGATTGGTCATATAATTGACTATTACGGCATAAAGCCTTCATCAGAAGAAGCCGGATATCTTGCAGGATATGTAGGTGCTTTATTTACAAAGCCTATAAAAGACGAAATTTGCGATTGTTGTAAGAAAAAACTAAAATAAATCATTATGAAAAAGATTTTTATGGCTATGATTAGCGGAAAAAGCAAAGAAGAAGTATATGATATGCTTAACGATTCGGAAAAGGAAATACTGTTCGGTATTGCTCAAAGCATGGGAATGACACGGGTGGAAAGAAGAAAAATGAAAAGAAAATACGAAAAGAGAAGATAGGCTAACTGCCTATCATCTCTATTATTAGTTAAAACTTTTGTATAACTCAAGATTGTTGAAAACATAGCACTCTTTATCCTTGACTTGAGGATACATATAAGAGGGAATATGTGCTATCTTACGGGCATTTCCCCAGTATGATGTCCAATCTTTTACGTTAAACAGAAGTTCCGGAGTATCATAGAACAGGTTCAATTCTCCTGCCTTTTGTACATCTTCATCCCATTTACCTTCGTCACGGGCGATATATAATCTAAAATTGTTCATATAAGTTTTCTTTTTATAAGAGTGTTTTCTACTTCCATCCAATCAACGAAACATTTCTATTACTACTTTATTTTCCGAGTTCCCATCATCAGGATGCACATCAGTAAAGTCAATGACGGAAAAATCATATAAATCTGGAATGTATTCAGTTTGGTAATCTCCTGTATTCATTACAATATTTATTTCAGCATCCTTATTGACAACTAACATTAGTTCGTCAATCATGTCTTGGACAGTAACTATTCTTTTCATTTTTATATCAATTTTAACGCTTCCTGTAATCCTACTTCAAGTGCTTCCTCGTAGATATCCCATTTACCACCATCATTTGTTCCTTCATAAACAGAACTGGTTATATGAGTTCCATTGTCAGCTTTAGATATTTCGTATCCATAGCCACAAGCACAGTTGTATACACATATATGAATATTTTTGGTTTCACGTAACCACTTCTGGGCAACGGATTGAGTAGGGCAAGAATAAAATGATTTAGGTAAATCCTTACTAGTTCTAAATATGGTTTCCATCATTATACCCTTATGATTAATAATATCTTTGCAATACTCATTAAATCCTTTCTCTTTCAGCATCTTTGCTGTTTCTAATGTTACAAGTTCTTCGGTCATAATTTTATTCTCCTTTCAATTTCTTTATTAGCGCATCAGCGAAACCAAGGCTCCATTCTACTGTCATATTTAAACTAGCATTCATTACCTGTTCATGTGAATTGCTGCAAAATCCTTGCATGGCAGCTTTCGCTAGTTCATATCGCCTCTGTTCCCAGTCGATAGCTGAAAAATCAAGTTCGCATTCTCTGTAAACCATGTTATCACACACATATAAATAATCTTTGCTATGTTGAGAGTTGATGTTTAATTGGGGAGTTACATCCACCAAAACCCCTGTTGATTTTACTCTTGCTTTCATATTTAAAATTCTGATTTAATAATAGTACCAAATGAACGATACCTACGCCAAACCATATTTCCACGTTGAATACTAGTAATCCAATCACAAGCCTTAAAAACTTGTCCTACATTATATAGGAATGGTCGTTTTTGTATTTTTCTTTTTATTCTTGCTTTCATATTTAATCGAAATACATTACTTTCTTACCTATACATACTTTGAACCTTGAAAGACGTTCGCTATGTTGTGTGATATGGTTAGGATTATATTTGTTAACAAAACATCCAGTACGTTTATGGTATCTGACACAAGCATTTTCAGGAGATTTAGCCAATATCTCTTTTTCATCTCTAAAATCAAAAAACAAATCATCTCTGTATGATACCTTATACCACTTAACTTGGTTTCTTATCTTTTTAAAATACTTTGCTTTCATTGTTCCTCCTTTGTTTTAAAATATTCAATCAATTCGTTTACGGTAGCGTAATGAACATTCTTGACAAGGGATTTTGTTCCCAGGCGACAATACATGAAGCATTCCGTCTTTTATTATTCCGTTCCTTATTTTACTCATAGCGTATTATCCTTTCTTTAACTCCAGTAGTGCTACCACAGGAAGGACATTGGATAAATATTACATTATATCCTTCTCTTTGGTCAAAAAGCTCACTGTCTATATCCGATTTCTCAAACTCAAATTCACATCCACATCTGTCACAACGCCGGAAGTAAATCGGATTTTTCTTATTAGCTTCTTTAATAATCTTTATTGCCATAGCTAATCTTCTTTATATTTTGATTCATCAATTACAACACTCCTAATATTTCTTTCGCCAAATGTTTTATAAGTCAACGTTCCTCCATAAGACTACCACAAAACTCTTGATTTCAATATATTCTCCTGATTTACTCATTTTTGTTCAGATTTGAGGGTTATTGTTTTTCTTCATCCTTCAAAAAGCCACTCCGGTCAGGATATACCTTTTGTTCCAGTTTCTCCATTTCCTCAATAGCTTTATAGGCATTATTTATATCATCTTCACGATAGGGATTATTAAGATTATCGCCAAATAAACCATATATGACCTTGTATGAGAGCATGTGAGCACGTTGTCTATCAATATACTTTTGCTCACAAGTTGCAGTTCCGTCAAGCGTACCTCCAAGACTATTTGTAACAGTCATAAGCCTTGCTAACAATTCCTTTTGAGTTTTATTCATTACTGTTCTGGATTTGAATTAATAGGTAGTTTCATAAAACACATCCACATAGTCTTTCCATGTCTTCCAGTAGTATGGCCGAAGAGTGGTTGCCGATTGATGGCACTCAATACTTCCCTAACTGTTATCTGATCCTCATTCCATTTGAAAATCAGAACTCCGTAGTCATCCAGAACACGAAAGCATTCATCAATTCCTTTTTTTATCACCCTTGGCCAATCTTCAGGAAGTTTACCATACTTCTTGGCTAACCAACTATTTTTACCAACCTTTAGCAAATGGGGTGGATCAAACACTACCAGTTTAAAGGATTTATCCAAAAACGGCATATCGGTAAAGTCCGATACGATGTCTGGGTGGACTTTCAGATTTCGACCATCACAAAGAATGTATTCTTCGTCCCTAATGTCAGCAAACAAAGCCAAAGGGTTTTCTTTATCAAACCAAAACATTCGGCTACCGCAACAGGCATCTAATATGATTTTTGTTTCACTCATTTCCAATTCTAATTATATTATCAGTCAACTATTAATCAACTTCCACTAACTCACCGTTTTCCAGTCTATACCATGTATCAGCCTTTACAATCTTTCCATCGACTAATACAGCCTTCCAATCGACAATATCATACGTATCTTCCCTTTCCTCAGCTATGACCAAAATTGCACCTATTCCGCCTTTTACCTGAACATTGCTACCTCTTGCAACTGACAAACCATTAGATCCTGTTGAAGCCTTTCCTCTTGCCGTGGCAGCACCATAATCACCAGCCGTGGCAGCACCATAATCACCAGCCGTGGCAGCACCATAATCACCAGCCGTGGCAGCACCTCTATAACCAGCCGTGGCAGCACCATAATCACCAGCCGTGGCAGCACCACTATCACCAGCC